GTCTAATACTGTAATAGATTTAATCTTTTTACAGTTTGGCATTTTTACTCTTTCATAGCCTTGTTTGTCAGTATATTTGCTTACACTTATTTCTTTAAGCTTAGGTATAGTTTTATAGTTAGATAACTCTTCATAAGGTGAAGCATAAAGTAAAGCACACTTCATTTGTATATCTTCATCATCAGTAAAATAAGTATTATTTGGTGCGTACTCATCACATAAACTAACAAATATTTTTTTATTTTCTCCGTATGTCATAGCTTTCTCCTATTCTAAAGTATTTAAAATTCCTTTAATCTCCTCTAGTGTTTGGAATCCTTCTCTTGTTACTATATAACCGTCTCCTTCATTCCATATAAGCCTTGTACCAAGTGGAAGTACATAAGTAATTTTAGATTCTTCCCTCATAGATGTAAGTTCGTCTATAGATTCTTCGTGTGTTATTTCTGTTGTAAATACTCTGCCGTGTACTGTTTGCTGTACTTTCTTTCTTTGTGTTCCGTCATCAGATGTAATTTCAAATTCATCTTCTACATCTGTATCTTCCTCTATTGTTAAACATAAAAAAGGTCTTAATGAAGGTGCTACAAACACTCTTTCTAATTTCTTTTGTTTTTTGTTCTTATCAATTTCCATAAGATACCTCCTCATAAATTATTTGGCATAAGTTTAAGGACTCGAACCTCAAATAACGGTTTTGGAGACCGTTGTGTTACCAATTACACCAAACTTACATAATGGTTGCAGGAGACAGAATCGAACTGTCAAAGTTTGGGGTATGAACCCAAATGGCTTCCATAGCTTCCTGCCAAATATAAAAAAATAAGGGGCATTTACGCCCCTATATTATCTATTTAAGAATGGTGAATCAGCAATTCCACTTACAGTCTCTTTTATAGCGTATGCTTGTTTAGGTTCTACAACTAAACCACCATATACATATAAACCTTTGAAGTATGTACCGAAACCTTTTTCTTTTTCAACAGCTGAAACTTTGTCGATTTGTTCTGCAAATGCGTAAGCTTTACCTGTTCTTAAGAAGTTGTATCTTACATCAGAAGCTACAGGTAATCTATTTTCAATGCAAATATTAACATTGTTATATCTACCTATAATACCTCTCTTCATTAAGTCAAGGTTAGCTGTTGCAAGTTCTGTCATGTGTATTCTTAATTCAGAGTACATTTTTGGAGAAAATTCTCCCCAAATTTCTGTAGATGTTGGTACATTATTACCATATAGATATACTAAACCGTCTTCGATAGCTCTCATTACATTCTTTTCATTTGGTGTAATAGCTGTAGCTGAGGCTTCGATAGTTGGTTTTGTAGAGTCAGTATTTATAACTGCTTGATATAATCTTGCAGATACAAATTCGTCAGCGTCTAAAGCTAATGCTTTAGCTGTTTCTGCCATATCTTTTTGTACAGCACCTGGGATAGCTTGTACTTTGTCTATATCGTCATAATATTTACCAAAGTATCTTTGTTGGTCTATAACTAATTCTGCTTCTGTTCCGTCAACCTCATCAAATGTAATATCTGCACCTTGTGTGTATGCTCTAATTTGAGTATCACCAAGTCTTGTGATGTGTAGTTTTGTTCCATATTTGATTTCACTATTAAATGAATAATCACTATGTTTTCTCATACCTGTAATTACATCTAGTTCTTTTAATATTGTTCTTGACCATAATTCAGGCTTAAATACTTTTAATGCTTCTGCCATTTTTTACTCCATTTCTATGGACTATTTTTTATAAAAGTGATTCATTGATTTCATAGCTTTTTCATATATTTTGTCATTCTTTAAATCTTCATCTGTTAAAGCGTTAAATTCCTCGATAGTAAAGAACTCATCAGGAGCTTTCTTAGAATCAATGTCTTTTAAAGACCCTGCTGAAAATGGCTTTTGTTTCTTAGTACCATTAATTTTCTCGTACATATCGTATATATCTTTTATAGATGTATCTTTATTGAATTTTTCTGAAAAGCTTTTAAACTCTTCTGAATCCACTATGTCCTCATCTAGTCCATTTTCTTTAATTTCTTTTAATCTTTTTTCTGTTACTTTTTTATTTTGTAAATAATTATTAAGTTCTGAATATGTTTCCTCTTCTCTAACTGTTCTGTTAACATTCGCTAAACGGTTAAATTCTTGATTTACATACTCATCATCTTGGGCGTCTAAAATTTCTTTAGCGTCATATTTTCCTAGAACTTTGTCATCATTTTTGTTTGACCTTGTCCTAGAAATAGTTACTCCATACTGCTTTTCAGACATATCTAGTAAGCCGTCTAAGCTACTTTGATTAGTTTGTTTCTTTAAGACATCAATTAATTGGTCTTTCTTAAACTCTTCATCATCATAAGCTCTCATTTTCCTTGAAATTGCTTTATCAAGTTTCTTTTGGAAGTTACCTTCCCATTTAGCTTTCATTTCGTCTACTTCTTGCTGTGAGTAACTCTTTGTGTCCTCAACATTTGCTGTATCTTTTGTTTGATTTTCTGCTTCATTATCAACAGATAAATCTTTTTCGTTTTCTTCGTCCATAATTGACCCCAGTTTAAAGTCCTCCGACTATAAATTCGATTTTAGTTCTCACGAACTTGGTGCTTTCAGCAGGATTCGAACCTGCAAAAACAAGTTTCTAAGACTTGCGTGTATGCCAATTCCACCATAAAAGCATAATTGGTGTCTCCAATAGGATTCGAACCTATAAAACCTAGGGCTTAAACCTAGTGCGTTTGCCAGTTTCGCCATAGAGACATATTTTTATACATTTTCCAATTTGGAAACGGAATTTGTATAATAAAAGAGAGACCTTCCAAAATGGAAAGTCTCTTAATCTATGAAAGAGGTATTTATTAGTGGCTTTGTTTTTACAAACTTAGCCACTCTCTTAACCACTTACTTGACCACTTTCTTGACCACCAAAGGCTGAAAAGCTTTCTTGTCCTCCTTCTGATACATCTTGCATTTGTACTTGACTTGCGTCCATTAGTTGCCCTTCATTTTCCATAACAACTTGATTCATAGCTTCTTGCATTGCGTTCATTCTTTGTTGTATTTCAGCTATTTTCTGTCTTGCTTCTTTTCTACGCTGTAATATACTTTCTAATGTTGGTTTAGGCATTGCAGAACCCTCAGGAAGTGCCTCCGTATATTCTTCTAAGTTTATTAATCCTTTTAATAATAGATTTTCTAGTGATAATTCCTGAGCGTATCTATCATAAGCTGATGTAGGTGTTATATCTATTTTTAAATTAACATCTATTTTATCTAATTGCTTTTTACTTACTTTAAATGGTTCTTCAAATGTTTGTATATTTCCCATTTCGTCATATTCTTCTCGTTTAGTAAACAAGTGAAGACCGTCTAAAAAATATGTTTTTATTAAATCAAATATTACTCTTGCACAGTCCTCTAAGAAATACTTAAAGTTTTCTAATTGCTCATTTAATGGTTGTTGTGAAGCTTGTTGTATAGCAAGAATTGCTTTTCCTGAGCTTCTTTCAGGGTCTATCTGACCTGTTGCTGTATCACCTGCACCTGCTAACTCTCTTGTAGATTCAATTAAGTTCTGTTGTAAGTTAAATGCGTCAGGACTTATTTGAGCAGGATTTAAGTAAGTTGCTACAGCGTGTACATCATCAGCTTTCATACTACTAACCTCAATAGTAGAACCTACCTGACTAAATGATTTTTTGTTTTTAACCATATCAGAAGCTACAACAAGTTTTGGATAAGCACCTAATTTTACTGCTATAGCTCTACGAGTTGCTGTTTTATTTATCTCTCTTTGGTTATCAATTAAACCTCTTACTTCTGAAACACCTCTTGAATAGCCTTTTTCCTCTTCCCAAACAAAATGAGCAAAAGGATAAAGCTCACATTCTGTATCTTGTGGCTTAATAATATCGCAAGTTCTTGTTGATTCTGAAACCCATATTGTACCATTTTCTCCTCTTTCAAAACGCTTAATAACTAAGCACATAGGAGATACTTCATTTAACATATAGTCTTTTCCTTGCTGTTCGTTAAAATCCATATCTGCCATTATAGATTCAATTTCTTCATCTGTTAGGTTATTGTAGCCATTTTCTCTATAATATTCAGCTCTTCTTATAACTTCTTTAACAGGTTTTCTATATGTTACTAAAATATAAGGTTGGTCTTGTATTTCTGATGTATTTTCATTGCCATAATAGATATTATTTTTATCAATTTCCTCTGATAGAATCTCATCATCTTCATTATAGAAATAAATAATTCCCTCAGAGTTAATACAAGCATTTTTGATTATCGAACGAACTTTCTTACCACTTTGAGATTTCTCCCAAGTCCTATTTACGAACTGAGATAAGCCTCTTGATACATTTTTAGTAAGCTCTAATTCTTCTAAATTAGAATAAGTGTTTGGATTAAATACTATTTCATAAGAATTTTGATTAATAATACCGAATCTTATACTTTACAATAGGTTTTACAATGTTTAAAGTCATAGGCTCAGCCTGAGACTTAGGCTTTTGCAGACCTTCCCATTGTCTACCGTGGTAAAAATCATAATTTTCCTTGCCTTCTGTGTACATATTAAGCCTTCTGTTATAATTTTTACCTGTCTCATATAAGTTCCAAGTATCAGTTGTTTTAAATTCGTCTCTATCCTTCATCTTCTACTCCGAACTCTCCTTTATAATTATCTATTTCTTTTATCCATTCTCTAGTTTCATTTAGCTCTTCTTCTGCTTCAACTTTTTCTTTATGTTCCTTAATTATTCTTTTAGGAGATTTAATTTCAGGCAAATTAATATCTTGCTTACTCTTAAAACCAATTTTGAAGCCAAAATAAAAGCCTACTATAAAAAATATAGTAGGTACAAAACCATTTAAAATATTAATAATCATTACTAAACCTCTTCATTTTTCTTGGTTTTCACATTTTTCTTACCACTTTTAGGGGTATTTTTCACATTTTTCTCATCAGTTTCTGTAACTATCTCTAAATCAGTATTTACAGATTCCTCAATTTCTTCTTTTGTCATAAATTCTTCAAAATGAATTTCTCTATACATTGATTTTTTCATTATAAACTCCTTAAACTCTAATTAATTCTTCCCCAAAATCTTGGGTTTCCTTTAAGTCATCAAATTCAGGCTTTTCGTCATTATAAATTCCAAAAGGACTGTAATCTATTGCAACTACTTTAGGAGGTTCTTTAGGAATCTTAAATTTAGGTGCTTGACTTCTTATATACACGGCTATTGCTAGTCCCATAACTAAGTCGTCGTGACAACCCTCCTCTGCTTCTGCTCTACCTCTCTCATTTCTGACAAAGGTAATCATTTCCTCTAAAGTAGCTTTATCATTTATCAAATATATATTTTCTGCTACTATTTTTTGAAGCATTGCAAGTATTAAAGGTCTTGTTACTCTAGTAGTTTTAAATCCTAGAGATTTCTTTAATTTGTGAGTATATGAATCCTCAGTCTCTCTTACATACTGATTATTATAACCAAGTCTTTCTAATTCCTTAATAGGATAGGTACTAAAGTTTGCTTCTATACCAATTAAGGCATTGTTATAATACATACCGTAGGCAATACATTTGACGAGTGTACTCAACTTCATCAAACTCTCTTCTTAGGACAGCTACTTGGCTTCCTGTTATATTATCTATTATATGAGCAGTAAAATAGTCAGAACCCTCGCCGAGCTGTATCACCACCTATAACATAAGGACGCCTTTTCTTAGGAGTATCATATATTCTTATAAAACCTTTAATATCATCAACCCATTCAAAACTCTCTATTCTCTGATAAAGGTCATTATAAACATAATTAAAATAGCCTGTACGACTTGCACCTTCAACTTCTTCTATTCTTTTAGATACTTTCTCGCTATTAAAATAAGACTTACCAATTACGCCCCAATGACCTAAGCAGTAAACCTCATAATAATACTCGTCAATATCCTTAAAAGCTTCTAGTGCCTGTCTATCTTCATCAGTTAAGAACTTATTATCTTTATATGTACTAAAACATACTGTAGCTTTTGCTACTTCACCGTCTACGAAGTGTCTCTTAATCCAATGTGAAGCATTTATAGGGTTGAAACTTAAAACCATTTGCTTTTTAGAAGTACCACCACGAAGTCTGACTTTTAACTGATTTATGTCAGCTTCCATACACTCAGTAGCTTCCTCTACCCATATATCAGTAAGCTCACCTGACTTAAATGTAGTAGATTTAACTTTTTCAACATCATCTAAGCCTTTAAAGATAACTTCATTACCATTCTTACATCTAATCCTTAAATTAGATTCTGATATATCAAACAAGCTTTCTAGTTTCCAATTTCTTATAACTTGCATAAATAAAGCAAATGTACTGTTTCTATTAGTATCACCAGTTTGTCTTACAACAAGTAAATTCATCATCTTCTTTTTAAGAATCTTCCAAATATACCTCTGTACTATAAAATAACTCTTACCTGATGAGCCTCCTCCATAGAACACTAAATATCTGTCCTCATTCTCTAAATAAGGAAGATATACAGGATTAAAAACACTCTTGTTAATATTAACATTCATATTCTCTCCTCTTTTAAGTGCAATTCTAAAGTGCAAATATTGCACTTAAAACAAACGAGAATAAAAAATAAGGCAGTATTGCGTATTACTTCACACAACTTACCTTATAAAAACCTCGCCTATTTAATTTAAAAATAAAATCAAGAAGAGGAACTCCTAATCTAAAATAATAGACCCCCTTCTCTTGTACTCAGACCTCTTTTTCTTTTCTTTTACGGGTCTTGCTTCTAATACCACTTGGCAACCCTCAGGTATTTCTCTACCTGTGGTTACGCTATACTCCCTAACTAAAGCCTTTAATATCTCTAACTTATTATAGACTTCTATACTTCTTTCAGGTCTTTCATTATCCTGCAAAGTATACTTTGTTACATACCTCTTTACATTCTTACTAAAAAATCTTTTAGTAGTGATGTTATAATGTTTACCTTCTACTTCGAGTGCTTGGACTAACTTGTTTAAGTATTTATTAATATCTAACATCTACTCTTCCTCATCATCATTTATTAGATTTACAGTTATATCAGTAGTTAAATCGGTCTTTACTTTATCAACATATAATTGATTTGCTTTACCTAACAGTTCTAATGCTCTTAACTTGTCTTGATTATTGGTGTCTAATCCAAATGCGTCTTTTTCTTCTCCTCTTGCTATTCTTGTTAAGATTTCCATTATCTCCTGCACATCTGCTATCCTATCACTTGCAACTTCTTTCTTTCTAATGTCAATATAATTGTAAAACCTCTTTAATAGTTTTGTCCCTGAATCTGTACTCTTATATCCTGCTTCTTTAGCACTCTGACTTGCATTTCCTGTCATTACATATAAGTCAATGAATTTCTGTTGTCTAGGTGTTAGCTTCTCAAATGGTATCTCTTTTACATCATACGGTACTATTTTACCCATTTTATCGCCTCGCC